AATAAACCAAGAACTGATAAAACTAAATCTAAAATTAGTGAAGCAAAAAAAGGAGAAAATCATCATTTCTTTGGTAAAGAATTAACATATGACCATAAATTAAAATTAAGTCTATCTCATAAAAAAGATGATTTACCAATGTATTTAGTTCATCTTGATCCAAGACCAAAAGTCTATCAAGCAGAAGGATATGCAGTATTAAATCATCCTAAAGGTAAGAAAAAATATTTTACCGGCAAATTATTAACATTAGAAGAAAAATTAAAATTAGCAATAGATTATCTAAATCAGCTAAACTCTTTATAAAATGGATGCAGTTCAACGACTAAATGGCAGTGGGTCTAAAAATAATAAATAATAATTAAAGAATTATTTTTAGGCTTAAGATATAGTCTAGCCCCCATGGGAAACTATGGGGTATCGCGTTTTCAAAGTTGTCTATCGCAGACACACCAACTTCGCCAGTGAATCAATCGAACAAACATTCACTGGTTCCCCCAACTTCGGCAACCGCGTACAAGTCCAATTAACACGCAATGCCGACGTTGTAACAAAAATGTACCTCCGCGCGGTACTCGGTAACGGCGAAAGTGAAAGCAAATGGGCGTGGGTCTCCAACGTAGGCCACGCGCTCATCAACAACGTCGTCCTCGAAATCGGCGGCACACAAATCGACAAACAATACGGCGACTGGCTCAACATCTGGTATGAATTAACACACAAAGTCGGCCAAGAATCAGGCTATGCCCGCATGGTTGGCAACGTAGCGGCGAACACAGAACTCGCCACATCACACGATGAATATGTACTTAACGTACCCATGCAATTCTTCCACTGCAGACACGACGGTTTAGGTCTCCCCTTAATCGCTCTTCAATACCACGAAGTCCGTGTCACATTCGAATTCAACACACTCAACAGCCTTGTTGTCTACGAATACGGTTCAGGTTCAGCGATCCAATGGAGCACCCAACCCACACTCTCAGCGTCACTCTGGGTTGACTACGTCTACCTTGACCAAGAAGAACGCAAACGTTTCGCCCAAGCGACACACGAATACCTCATCGAACAAGTTCAATTCCCCTCAACTGAATCAATCAACAGTGTATCAACACGCACACGCCTTTCATTCAACCACCCTTGCAAATTCCTTGCGTGGGTTATCCGCTTAGGCCGCTACACTGGTGGCAACCGCTTCCTTGCGTACCACGCCACAGATGCCAACGCCGTCCGCCTTCAAGCGACAAAACGTTTCATCCTTGGCTGGTGCTCAGTAATCTCAAACACAATCCAAGTCTCATCAGACTACGTTGTATCAAACGGTGGATTATCATCTGTCTACCAAGCGTACTTCACCGCCGCCAAAGCGATCGTTGTAGACCCAACAGTATTCGATGTTGACAACGTCACAATCACAGGCGAACTCCTCCCCTTAGAAGTTGCGTCCAACACAGCGGACTTCTTCGAAGATGCCTGCGGTGCTCGTAACACATTACCATCATCAAACAACGATGGTCTCGCCGCCAGAGATATCGTTGTATACATGTACGACAACTACGGTCTCCAACTCGACAGAAGCGAAAACCCTGTCGCCCAAGGCTTACTCCAACTCAACGGTCACGACAGATTTGCCCAACGTGACGGCGACTACTTCAACTACGTTCAACCCTACCAATGCTTCTCCAACACACCCAACGATGGTGTTAACGTATACTCATTCGCCCTCACACCTGAAGAACACCAACCTTCAGGCACATGCAACTTCTCACGTATCGATAACGCGACACTCGCGTTAACACTCGGTCGTGCCGGCGAAACATCAAACAACTTCAAAAACAACTACCTCTCAACCGACTCTGAACTCAACATCTATGCGTTTAACTATAACGTACTTCGTGTCATGAGTGGCATGGCCGGCCTTGCTTTGATGATCAAATCAATAGAGCAGAAAAGTATCATGCTGATAGCATTTGTGCTATACTATCAGATAAAACATTTAGAGTCACAAACAATCTTCCTAACTATGAAAATCCTTAGTTAGGAAGATTGTAAACTCAGATACTAGTGTTATTAATTAAAATTACATATAAATTAATAATGCAACATTGCCAAATTGTTCGGGAAACCCCTAGAACCAATATTACGAAGGATAAATCTGAAAGGATTATCTGACCAAGAAAAAAAACTTGGACTTGTTCTGTATAAGAACTAACGTAAAAATATATTGGACTTAGATTTAACAATCTAAAGTGGGCAATCCGCAGCCAAGATTCTAACGTCGATTATTAAGAGATTATGGTAGACTATGAATAAGGTTCAACGACTAGATGACAATGGGTCCTAGAAATTCTAACCAAATTTCAATGATGGGCTTAAGGTATAGTCTATACCCGATTAGTATTTTATTAAAATACTATGAGAAATATTCCGAAAGGAAGGGTATTAATAGATTCCAATTAGAGAGTATCTCACATATTATATTTTTATTATCAAAAAATCAATATTTTATTTTTTGATAACAATAAAGTTGAAAAATTTATGTATAAAATTATACATATAATTAATAATAAAATGAACTTTAAACAAATACCATTAGAACTAGTAGATAATCATGTTATCTTTGCATCAAAAGATGGTCAGATTAAAATTACAGAAAAACTAATAATAGGTTCTAAGAGTAATAAAGGTGCTAATGGTTATTATAGAACATTTGGATATAAAAATAAAAATTATTATGTACATAAACTAGTATTTTATGCATATTCTGATTTAACAATAGACCAATTAAAAAATGGTCGAGTTATATTTAAAAATTTTAATTCTGATATGGTAGATGAAAATCAAATATATAAATGTAGATTTGAAGATTTACTCTTTGAATCATTTAAGATAATCAAAGAAGATCTTACAAAGAAACCGATAGAAGCAATACATTCAGTGTACGGTAAATTTAAATACAATGAATGGTATGTCTGTGCTAGTTCAGAACTTAAATTTGTTGACTATCAAATTACACCTATTAATAATAATATACAATCATGTATTATTAAAAATATAAAAACAAATAAAATATTATGCACTAAATCTAATAATAATTATGATCCTTCTATAAATATTGTTCATAATAAAAAAAGTTATGGTCTACTACTATCTCATCTATTATTAAATTCTGTATTTCCAGATATTGAAACTAATGAAAGTGTCGATCATATAGATGATAATCCATTAAATAATAATATATTAAATTTACAATGGATGAGTCTTAAAGAAAATAGTAAGAAAGGTCAGATTAAAAGTAATATTATTTCAAATAGTAAAAAAATAGAAGATATATTTGAAGTGTTTAATTTGAAAGAAGAATCTGTTGGTAAATTTAAAATGAAGAAAGAATTAGTAGAATTTATGATTAATAAAATGAATTTAAAATCAGGTAATAGCACAGTTCAGGGTAAAATTGATCGAGCATTAAATACTAATGGTTTTGCTTATAGTCATAAATATAAATATATTAATAATCAAGAAACACAGTTAATACCAGATGATACTGAAGAAAATATTAATATCACTAATGAAGAATGGAACGAATTAAATATAAATGAACATACTAAAAAATATATGGTTTCAAGTAAGGGACAAGTTAAATTAGATGATGTATTATTAAAACCATATAAGGTAAGAGGTAGAAAATATTCTCAACTTAACATTAATATTGGTAAAAATAAACATAAAAAATATTATGTTCATCAGTTAGTTTGGATTGCACATAAGGGACCTATACCTGATGATAAAATAATTTTACATAATGATGAAATAGAATTAGTAGATAAATATCATAGAAATTGGTTATGTGATTTAAGATTAGATAATCATTCAACTAATAATAAAGAATATCATTTTCAAAAAAGAATTAATTTATCATAAATGTCTTTTACATTAATGTTCTACGGGTTGTTTGAGATACGGGAATAAATACATTGTAATTTATTTAATATTTTCCGGACATAACACACAATACGTTGCAACTCAATGCAAAATTGAAAACACTATTTAAAAAGATAAATATATATTAATAAATCCAATATAAGATGTCTGTAACAACTGAAAAAT